GGCAGTATGAAACTACTTCGCCGCCGTGATGTGATGGAGCGCCTTGGCGTTTCCACGAAGCAACTCACGAAACTTGTGGAAGCTGGGCTGGTGCGGGCGCTGCGTAAGAGCGGGGCGCGGGCTTGGTATCTCATTCCTGACTTCGATAAAATATGAAACACACAGATAACGTGGGCTCGCTCTCGCGCAATAAACGCAAGGAGACGGAGAAGCAACCGCCCTACACGGGCTCGGCTATCATTGAGGGGAAGGCGTATTGGGTGAGCGCGTTCATTAACGAAAGCAAAGAAAATGGGGAAAAATATTTTCGTCTCTACTACAAGGCGAAGGAGGGTGTGGCGGCTGCTGCGACTCCTGCTTCCACGAATCCGAACGATACTGAGGGGCCGGATATTACTTTCTGATGGGCGCTGATATTGATCCTGCGGTGTGGTGCGTGGGGCCGGATGAGCCTTGGTATCGCTCGGTGCTGGCAAAGGTGGATGACCATCTCGCGGATGCAAGCTACCTTGTGCGCAATTTCCAGACGGCGCAGCAACATGGCTTGCTGGCTCATGCGGCGGGGCAGCTTGAGGCTTTGTCACTACTGCGTGAGGAGATGGAGCGTATGCGTGCGGAGGCGATGGAAACTTCCATTCAGTCGTAAAGTTTTATCGTCCCATTTCGTCCCGTTTCGTCCGGTTAAGGCCCGTTTTGCCAATACCCTATTGCGGCTTTGAAAAAGCTCCCGCATATCACGTTCACACACGGGGGCTGAACTGCCTGTGGCGACTTCGCAACGGTTGCGGGGCCGCATAAAAACTCAGTTCTGGAGCAGTTACTTGGAGACGTTTTAAAATTCCATGGAAGACAATACAGCAGGATTTAGCATCGGCGACGTGCTTGATGAACTAGGGGTAAATATCCCGACCTCGGACGAGCAGATTCCCGACACCGGCGAAGTGACCGAGCAATCGGAAGCGGAGGTGCCAGAGGAGGCGGTCGCAGATGGAGCAGACAATACAAACGAAGACACCGAAGAGATCGAGAAGGAGCCTACCGAAGACGCCGATGAGGAGTCTGAGGATCCCGAGGCGGATGAGGATGAGCCGGAGGCGGAGGACCGCACGGTTAAAAAACTCAATCGCCGTGTGGATAAACTCACTGCCCGAGCGAAGACGGCTGAGGAACGCGCTGCGTCCCTGGAGTCGGAACTCGCTATGGCCCGCGATGCGGTGACGAAGGCGCAACCGATCGTGCTGCAAAGCGCGAGCGACCCGTTGAGCAATGTCACTACGGCGGATGATCTGGATGCAAGGTTAGCAAGTGCCAACGTCATCATTGACGATGTGCCGGAGCTGATCGCGCGTGCGGACTATGAGGGCGGCGAGGTGGAGCTACCGCTGGGCGATGGCACGACGAGGAAGTTCACAAAAGCGGAACTCCAAGAGCGCCTACGCTTGGCGAAGAGCATCATCAAAAATGAACCCGTGCGCCGGAAATATCTAGCGGAAAGGGACTCATTCGTAAATGAGGCGAAGCAAACCTACCCCGAGTTTTTTAAAGAGACGCCCCAGCGGCAGATGATGGTGGAAACCCTCAAGACCTACCCTGAGCTTTCTCGCTTGCCGAATATCGAACTCATCATGGGTGATGCGATACGAGGCCAGCAAATGCGCTTCTCTCAATACGAGGCCCTTCAAAAGAAGGCCGCTGGTGCCAAGGTCAGTCCCGCAACAGCTACCGCCAAGCCGACGTTGGCCCCGAAGGTGATCTCCCCGAACTCTGCTCCGAAAACGAAATCTAAACCCGACGCGCTGGATGCCTTGAAAAAATCCGGAAACCGCGAGGCGGCTGAACAATTCATGTCCAGCATCTTCGATTAAAACAAAACCCAATCAAACCCCAGAACTAACCCCCCAATAACATTATGGCAGCTACAAGCATACTCACAATCAAAGGTCAGAAAGAAGACCTCTCCGACGCAATGGTCCTCATCGAGCCAGGCGATACACCCCTTTTCTCGATGTGCAAAAAATCCAAGGAGCCAACCAACGTGTTGTTCTCTTGGCCCGCCGATAAATACAACGACCCGCAGACCGCAGGCGTGATGGCGAATGATGATGTGACGACCTTCGACGACGAGCACGCTAACCGCGAACTCCTCTCGGGCCGCATTCAGAAAGTCCGCCGCTCGTTCCAAGTCGATGATCTCGTTGAGAACGTCGCCGACGTGGCTGGAGTTGGCCGCAAGCAGGCTTTCAATAAATCCGCAGCGAAGGCGCTGGTGGAACTCAAGATCGACATCGAGGCTATCCTTGGCTCCGACAACGATTCCCAAGTGGCGACCGGCTCTGTCCCTTACAAGACTCGCGGCATCGGAAGCTGGATCGCCAGCGGCGCTCAAGCCGATACAGCGACAGCCGTTCCTGCTACCTTCCGCACCCCAGCGGCTTCGATCAACGCGACTGCGACTGCTTCCCTCACCGAAGGCAACGTGATCGACGTCTTGGAGTCCATCTTCAAGGTCCGCCGCGCTCGTCGCAACTACGACCTTGTTTGTGGAACTAGCCTCAAGCGTGCGTTCACGAACTTCATCCGCACCCAAACTGGCTCGACCAACGTGATGTCCAGCGTGCGCACGTTCAACACGAACCTCGACAGCAAGAAAATCGTGAACACGATCGACATCTATGAGTCCGACTTCGGCACGGTCTCCCTGCACGTCTCGACCTACCTGGCGAATGGTGCGGCCGCAGCGGTCTCCGCTGCCCGTGGCTATGTGCTCGATATGGATCTGGTCTCGATCGGGTTCAACCGCAAGCCTCGCATGGAAGAACTCGAAGACCGTGGCGGTGGACGCCGTGGATTCTGCGACGCCATCTTCGGCGTGGCGGTGAGCAACCCATCTGTGCTCGGCAAGTTCGCAGCGACGACTTAATTCCCCGTCCCCCCAGTGGCCCGCCGGTGGCCTCCGCAATGGAGGCCGCCGGATAACGGGCTACCCCCTTTTTTATTTATGGATCCTATCTCGGAAATACTCGACGAAATCCCAAGTGAGACGGCGGATGCGGCGAAGGCGGCGATATTTGAAAACTGGAATGCTAAGGCGGAATCCGCCATGGATCGCCAGCGTGAGATCGCCAAGCAGAATGCCTCGGAGAATTTCAAATCCGTGAATGGCATCGGCGAGATGGTTCTCTCCGTGGATCCGCAGATATATCACTTCTGGAATTGGAAGGTGCCTGGATGCTGGCGCGACAGCGATTTCATTCGCTGGTTTAAGCGCAATTTCCCCGAGTGCGTCGTGAAGTGCGGCGGCACGGGAAAATCTATGTTCCTCATGCCAGGTCTTCGCAAGACGGCGTAACTTTCCTTCCCCCTTTTTTATAATGCACGACACGCGCGACGATGATGAGATCCGAGATTCCAAATACTGGGTCGGCCAGCTAACGCAGGCGGCGACCGATGGGTCTTGGTTTTCCAGCCTTCGTTCTAAGAACTACGACACCCGCATGTCTCTCTGGGATGGTCAATCCTCGGACGGCAAGAAGTGGGCGAATAACTACGGTCGCAAAGTCTTCCCCTGGGAAGGTGGAGCGGACTGCCGTATCCGGCTTGCGGACCTTATCTGCAACCGAGATATGCAGCTCTGCCTCACCGCCACTTTTGCTTCCCGCCTCCAGATGCTACCCGTGGAGAGCAGCGATGCGCTGTCCCGCACGGCGGCGGAGTCGGTCTTGAAGTGGATGCTTTTTACCCATTGCGCAGATGACCTCCGCCGCGAGCTTGAGCTGGCACTCAATATACGAAACACCTACGGCCTCGCCGTGATGGGGGTCTTCTGGCGCACAACCACCCGCACGGAAATCAAGACGTTCACGCTAGAGGAGCTGATGGCTTCGGCGGCGGAAACGCAGGATCCCGCGCTCACGGCTTTGATCGGGGCGATACTCGATCCTCTGCAAGAGGAAGTGGCGGCTGAGATCATCAATGGCATCTACGAGGGAGCTGGCACGTCGGCAAATATCCGCAAGCTCCGCGAGGGCGGGACGGTGGAAGTGCCGGTGCCATACATTTTCGAGAGCAAGCCGGAGTGGACGGCGCTAGAGCCATTCAACGATGTGATCTTCCCTACGGCGACGTATGACCTCCAACGCGCCCCGTGGATCGCCCGCCGCGAAATGATCTCCTGCGAGGAGCTGGAGGAGCGGGTAACGACGGAAGGCTACCCTTACGAATTTTACGAAGAGTGTGAGAAGCACAAGGGCGCGAGCCTCTGGCCGATCTACTCGCAACAGAATAACAACCGCCGAGATAACATCCTCTGGCAAGACTACCGCGACCTCATCGAGATCTGGCACGTTTACTCGAAGGAAATCGACGAGAAGACGGGCGCGACGAAGGTGATGTGCCACATCATGCACCCGAATGTGGAGAAGTGCGCGAAGGAAGAGGTCTCTCCCTACACGCATGGCAACTACCCTTTTGTAGAGCTGCCGCGCGAGCGGGTGAGCCGTTGCTTGCTGGAGAGTCGCAGCATTCCCGAAATCGTTTCGACCATGCAGGCGGAGATCAAGACGCAGCGGGACTACCGCAGCGACCGCGCTGGCATTGCCATCCTCCCGCCGATGCGTGTACCGGCGAACCGTGGCAAGCTGGACATCGTGCTCGGCCCTGCGGTGCAGATACCGGAGCGTAGGCCGAATGAGTTTGGATGGATGCAGCCGCCGCCGTTTGACCAAGGAACGATCGAGATCGAGCGGGCCGTCCGCCGCGATGTGAATGAATACTTTGGGCTGAATGGCGAAGGGGTGGACCCGAACTATGTGTCCCTTGTGCAACAGCACACCGTTGACCGCTGGCTCCGCGACTACAAAGCTATCGTGACTCAGACCTATCAGCTCATGCAGCAATACATGCAGCCGGTGGAGATACTTCGTATCTCGGGTGGGCAGGCGTTGCCTTTTAGCGCCGCGCGTGAAGACATCCAAGGGAAGTTTGATCTTACCATTGATTTTGATGCGAAGAATCTCGATGCCGAGGCGCTGGGCGTGAAGCTCGACTACATCTCTAAGGCGGTCGTGCCGCTGGATACAGCGGGCGTGATCGACCGCGCTGGCCTTGTGAAATTCATTATGGGTGCCGTGGATCCGGTGCTGGCACAAATGCTGGTGCGTGACCCTGGCCCCGCTGCGGCGATGGAGGCGAATGAAGAGCAACTCGCCTTTACTAAGATCGCGGCAGGCACGGAGCCGGAACTCCCAGGCGAAGGGGTAAACCACCAACTCCGCGCCCAAGTGCTCCAAGGCATCATCCAAGCCAACCCTGCGGTGCAACAACGCTACGGCCAAGATGAAATCTTCAGAGGCATGATCGACGCCCGCATGAAGGCGCTCCAGTTCCAACTTCAGCAACAACAGAACGCGCAAATCGGCCGCATGGGAACCATGCCCGCCTTGCAGCAGCAATCCCCCCAACAACAACCCACCCCCCAATAAAAAACCATGAGAACAGTAACATTCCAATCCGTCCTTGACGGCGCAGCGGCCCGCATTGGGCTTGAT